ACTTCCACCAGATCCAGTTGGTCACACTTGGTACGGAACTACTCCTGAAGCGTTTGACTTGGCATCAGGTGGAACAGACGCACAGGTTCAAGTCCTTTCAGGTGGACCTACTGTTACTACTTACATGGAAAAACATCCAGTGAATGTGGTGACCGTCGTCTCTGCGGTAATGATTCCATCGTTCGAAGGAATCGACTATGTCGGAGTTATTAAAACCAACGAAGGCTAATTTTAGGAGGTAATTTATGGCTACACTAAAAGCATTGAGTACATTGATTGTCTCCGGAAGTGTAGTGCATTCAGGTTCGGTATTTCACTGTCCCGATGCACTTGCTACTTCCCTCATTGATCGTAATTTTGCCTTCGAATTGAAGGAAGCAGAGAGTGCTGACACTCCTACGGAAAGTCCTGTTTTAGATGACGAGGCGGAAGTGGAGAAAATGCGTGAAGAGTACGCAGCTATGACAGTACCGCAACTTGCTGACCTTGCAGAGGCTAACGGGGTAAACCTTACTGGACTCACTCGAAAAAGTGAATACATTGATGCCCTTATCGACTTTGAATTAGGAGAATAACATGGCGGAAAAAGCGGATATTGACTTGGTTGCAGAGAATATAGGTAACTATGATTCTCCTAACCCTTACTCACGAGAGTACATCTCCGCTCTTTTAGATCATCACAAGTCCGTTGCGTATGTAAGCTATAAATTATGTCTTCTAAAAACACGCAACGACGTGGTGACTCTTGGACCTATTAGTTTGAAAGGTGATGCAGATTACTGGAAGCAAATGGCTCAGTTCTTTTATGACGAGTACAGAGCGGAGCAGCAAGAGCAGGACCTTTCATCTAGTACAGGTTCGACTATCTTAATGAAAAGGGCGGACGGAACATGACTTATGACATTGACTACGTCAAGGCTCAAGTTCGTCGAGCTATTGAAACCGCACCTACACAGATAAAAGTAACTAGGGACGCATGGATCAGTGACGGTTACGGAGGAAAGAAACGTGACACCCAAGGAAGTAACGTTTTAGAAAATGTAACCTGTTTATTTGATAACACTACCGTCCCGGACTTACTTTCGAACTCTACAGATGCGGGTAGAATCTTTGCTCAAAATGGAGTTAAAATCTTTATTATGTACGAAGACGGACACACTATTAAACCCTCTGATACTGTTACGGTAATTCAGTCAGGACGCCGATATCGTGTCGTGGAAGTACATAACATTTTAGAGCAGAACATTGTAATTGAATTGAAATTGGAGATAAAGGACTAATGGCTGATCTTGTATGGGATCCTAGTCAATTTGTTCAGTCCTGTGAACAATACCGAAACAAGTTCCTTGTATCTGTTTTGTTAGTGTGCGAAATAGCTTCTACTAAGATGGAGGCTTACGCTAAAACCAACGCGATCTGGACAGACCGAACTGGTAATGCTCGTCAAAAACTGAAGGGTGAAGCCGCATGGGTTAGTAAAGATCAAATCATGATTGCAGTGTCTCACCATATGGACTACGGCTTTTGGTTGGAACTAGCGCACGGACGGAAGTATAAGATACTTGAACAGTCTATAGAGGACAATGTAGAGGAATTGTATAGGGCTCTAAGACGATTATTAGACTAGGAGGATAAAATGACTAAACGGACTTCAATGATGGACAGGCTAAAGGAGATACTACCAACCTACCAACTGTCTCCTACTCCTATGATTCCCGGACTTCAGTTCGGTGAAACTGAGGAAGAACTAGACCGTCCAGATGATTACATCGTATTACGATATAGTCATAGAATGCCTAGTGCTACGAACCGTCTAGGAAGTTTTACCTACTGGAAGGTTCAAATCTATGTCAACTCTAATTCAATTATAGGGATAGACGAATACAGTCAAAGGGTTCAAAGGCTGATCAAGGAAATGGGTTATGAAGTGACTTATTCCGAGACAGGTGATTACTTTGACACTATGCTATCTCGTTATAGACTAGAAATCGAATATAGAATACCACAAGGAGGAAATCTATAAATGAGTAAGGATATTCTTTACGGAATTAAGTATGTCGAAATCGAAGAACTTGATCCATTGACTCAACTACCACGAGTTGGTGGAGCTAAGTTTACAGTCGACACTGCAGAGACTGCAGAATTGGAATCAGTAACCTCGGAAGGTACTGAGGACGTGAAGCGCAATGATACTCGTATTCTTGCGATCGTGCGTACTCCTGACCTTTTGTACGGTTACGACTTAACATTTAAGGACAACACGTTTGACCCTGAAATTATGGCACTGATTGAAGGCGGTACTGTTCGTGAAGTGGGCGGAGCTATCGCTGGATATGACTCACCTATGCTATCACAAGGCGCATCCAATATGAAACCATTTAGGATGAATATTTATGTACCGAACTATGTAGGTGATTCAATTGTCAACTATGTTAAAATCACTTTGAACAACTGTACTGGTAGCGCACCAGGACTTAACATTGGAAAAGAGTTTTATGCACCTGAGTTCAAAATCAAAGCTCGTGAAGCTACTAAAGCTAGTCTTCCTGTTAAGTCAATGGACTATGTAGCTGCACTACCTGCTATCCTTCGTACTGTTAAATACGATTTAGCTGGAGGTAACGGAACTGCTGATACTGTTAAGGTTGAAGCTGGTAAGAAGATTACTCCTAAACCTGCTGATCCTACTCGAACAGACGGTAAGGTATTCAAAGGCTGGAAGATTCAAGGTGAATCTACTATGTGGAACTTTGATACAAGTGTTATGCCGGATCGTGACATTACACTTGTCGCACAATACGCTTAAATTTAGAAAGGTACTGCTATGAATAACAACATTATCACCGCTGAACAATTTCGTCAAAAATCGTTCCAAGTTATCCCTCTTCCAGGTTTTGGAAAGGACGCTGAGCCAATCTATGTTCAAATTCGCTCCGCAGGAGTAATGAACTTAATCGCCAACGGTCGTATTCCTAATACCCTTTTAGGTAAGGTGACTGAACTTTTCGGTGAGACACAAGAAGTGACTAAAGATGACTTGTCAATGGCGTCTATTACAGACGACCAAAAACGTAAAGCCTTGGAAAAACTGAACAAGAGTGATTCAGGGCTACAAGACATGGCGGAGCTATTGCGTGTCTTTGCGGAAGCTGCGTTAGTTCGACCAACCTATGAAGAAATCGGGGAGTACATGACAGACGATCAGTTGATGACAATCTTCAGCGCAATGTACGGAGAGGTAGCTTCAGCGGAGTCCTTTCGTTCAGACAAAGGAAATGTCTAATGTTATAGCAGTCGCTACTGAATTTCATATTAGACCTAGTGATGTCGTAGGGTTGACCACAGATATTGGACGATACTGTTTCGATACTGCGGCCGTAGCTTACATTCGATACATCGCGGATGATAAGACTCCTAGGTACCCTGGAGACGAAAAACGAAATCCAGGATTGCAAATGCTAATGGAGTGACTTTATTTAGTCGCTCCTATTTTATTTATAGAAAGGAAGATATATGGATTTTGGATCAATAGCAGCTAAAATGACGCTAGACATTTCCAATTTTACTAATCAACTGAACTTGGCGCAGAACCAGGCTCAACGACTAGCAGTTGAGACGTCCAAATCCTTCCAAATTGGTTCAGCGTTGACGGGCATGGGTAAGGTACTATCTACCGCCGTAACGTTACCTCTTTTAGGTATAGCTGCGACTTCCATTAAGGTAGGGAACGAGTTCCAAGCACAGATGTCCCGGGTACAGGCTATCGCAGGGGCAACAGGTGGAGAACTGGACAAGATGAAACGTCAAGCGATCGAACTCGGTGCTAAGACGGCCTTCAGTGCTAAAGAGGCTGCGCAGGGTATGGAAAACCTCGCTTCAGCTGGTTTCCAAGTGAACGAAATCATGGACGCTATGCCCGGGGTACTTGACCTCGCTGCGGTATCTGGAGGAGATGTAGCAGCAAGTTCTGAGGCGATGGCTAGCTCCCTTCGAGCGTTTGGATTAGAGGCAAGTCAAGCGGGACACGTCGCGGACGTATTCGCAAGAGCTGCCGCAGATACGAACGCTGAGACAGTTGACATGGCGGAAGCTATGAAGTATGTCGCACCGGTTGCGCACTCGATGGGATTAAGTTTAGAAGAAACCGCAGCGTCTATCGGTATTATGGCTGACGCAGGTATCAAAGGTTCACAAGCAGGTACTACACTTCGCGGAGCCTTATCCCGTATAGCTAAGCCAACTAAAGCTATGACTAAGTCAATGCAGGAGTTAGGAGTTTCGTTCTACGACGCAAATGGTAATATGATTCCACTTCGGGAACAAATTGCTCAATTGAAGACGGCTACTGCTGGACTGACTCAGGAAGAAAAGAATAGACATCTTGTAACCTTGTACGGTCAAAACTCCCTTTCAGGTATGCTTGCGCTATTAGACGCAGGTCCAGAGAAATTGGATAAGATGACCAATGCTCTTATAAACTCCGACGGCGCTGCTAAAGAAATGGCAGAGACTATGCAGGACAACCTGGCTAGTAAGATTGAACAAATGGGAGGAGCGTTCGAATCCGCTGCTATCATTATTCAGCAAATTCTAGAACCGGCCTTAACTAAAGTCGTCGCAGGTATTACGAAACTTATTGAAGCGTTCGTAAATATGTCACCTTTAGGTCAAAAGATGGTTGTAATCTTTGGTGGAATGGTAGCAGCCTTAGGTCCGCTACTTTTAATCGTAGGTACATTACTGACAACTTTTGCAAAACTCAAGGTCGCTATATCCTTCTTAGGTCCAGCCTTTGCCGGAACCCTAGGAACCATAGGGATAGCAATAGGAGTTCTCTACGCCTTAGTAGCAGTCTTCATGATCGCCTACACCAAGTCGGAAAAATTTAGAAACTTCATTAACACCCTAGGTCCAGCTATTAAGGAAGGATTAGGTGTAGCCGTTGAGTGGACAGTCGAAAAACTGAAAATCCTTGGAGAGTGGTTAGCAAAGGCTGGGGAGAAAATTAGTGAGTTCGGTTCAGCTATCACTTCGAAGATTTCTGGAGTGTTACAACAGTTCGGTATTGACTTAGGACAAGTAGGTTCATCCATTGGTGGTTTAATTAGTGGAGGACTAGAGCAACTCGGAGGAGTGTTCGGTAAGGTAGGAGGAGTAATAGCAATAGCTATACCAATTCTTACCAAAGTAGGTCTAGCCTTTCTTGGAATTAGTGGTCCAGTCGGTATCGCTATCAGCTTAATTGTGTCCTTCTTGTCAGCTTGGGCTAGAACTGGAGAGCTGAACGCTAATGGAATTACTCAGGTATTCGATAACCTAACTAATACCATTACATCCGTAGCAGATATGATTACTCAATTCTTACCTACGTTTGTAGAAAAAGGAACTCAAATCCTGAATAATATTATTCAGGGGATTGTTTCTGCTATGCCGGGAATAGCAAATACGGCCACAAACATCGTGAGCCAGTTAGCACAAACTCTCGCGACGGCTTTGCCAAAAGTGATGGAAGCTGGAACTCAAATTATCAACTCATTGGTAAGTTCAATCAGTTCTACTATTCCTACCATTTTACAAGCTGGAACTCAAGTGATATCTACACTTATTCAAGGACTTTCTTCAACCTTACCAACTATTTTACAAGCTGGGTTGCAAATCATTATGGCGCTATTTAATGGACTGATTCAAGCCTTGCCTACTATTTTACAAGCAGCCTTGCAAATTATTATGGCTCTTATTCAAGGATTGCTACAAGCATTGCCCGCCGTCTTACAAGCAGCCTTGCAAATTATTATGGCTTTGGTTCAAGGGATAATTCAAGCCCTTCCTGCTGTACTAGATGCAGCCTTGCAAATTATCATGGGACTTGTCAATGCACTTTCGACCTCGATTGGACCTATTTTAGAAATGGGTGTTCAAATTCTAGTGACCTTGATACAAGGTATTATCGAAATGCTTCCAGACTTGCTTGTAGCAGCCGTCGATGTCATCACCACTTTGCTTACAGGATTGCTAGACGCACTCCCTAAACTTCTAGAAGCAGGTGTCCAGTTGATAACTTCGCTACTTGCAGGGATTGTTCAAATGCTACCATCACTTCTAGCAGGAATTGTTCAGCTCATGGTTGCATTGCTTAAAGCGATTATCGACTGCGTTCCTAAACTACTTCAAGCAGGTGTTCGACTTATTCAAGCATTGATTCAAGGTATTGCATCACTAATAGGTTCAGTGGTGTCTACTTCCGGGGGCATGATGAGTCAAGTTATTAGCAAGATTGCTAGTTTCGTAGGCCAAATGGTTTCAGGAGGAGCTTCCTTAATTCGAAACTTCATTAGTGGTCTTGCTTCAATGATAGGCTCAGCTGTTTTGAAAGTAGGTAGCATGGGAACTTCAATTGTTTCTAAGGTTACTGGATTCGCTGGACAAATGGTAAGCGCCGGAGTGAACTTAGTTCAAGGGTTCATCAACGGTATCGGTTCAATGGTAAGTTCCGCCGTAAGTGCTGCATCTAATATGGCAAGTAGTGCCTTAAATGCGGTTAAAGGTTTCCTCGGTATTCACTCACCATCTCGTGTAATGGAGAAGATGGGTATCTATACTGGGCAAGGGTTCGTGAACGGTATTCATAACATGATTAGGACTACACGTGACAAGGCTATTGAAATGGCTGCAACTGTTACAGACGCTCTAAGTGATGTGAAGATGAACATTCAAGAAAATGGAGTAGTTCAAAAGGTTAAGGACATCTTCGACCAAATTGTAGACGAGACACCTGACGAACTTCCAAAACCTGGATTCGGTAAGGTATTGGATGCCGTAAGGACTCCTGAAGTAGACCTATACGGTACTCAGAATAAAGATTTGGATAAACCTCAAGGAGGTACAAATTCTTCAGGTAAGGATCACACCACAATCTCTATTGGAACAATCGTGGTTCGAAATAATGATGACGTTGACAAACTTTCTAGAGGTCTTTATAATAGGAGTAAAGAGACCTTATCAGGGTTTGGTAACATTGTAGCACCATAAGGAGGTAAGTATGGCCAACAGACAAACGCTACTGGTAGATGGAACAGATCTAGCTACTAAGGGAGCAATCGTACTGGACTATACAGGACTTACCTTGGCAGGATTTAAGGATTCAGGGTTTAAAAACCCAGAGGGGATAGACGGAGTATTAGATTCTCCGTCTACCGCTTTATCCGGACTGACAGGGAGTGTCACTGTTATGTTCAAGGGCATATCGGAAAAACAAGTAAACGCAAAATATAGAGAGTTTAAACAGTTCATTCGGTCAAAATCGTTTTGGCGACTTTCGACTAAAGAGGACCCAGACTTTTACCGCTTCGGTAAGTTCTTAGGTGAGAGTGAACATGGAGCATTGACGGAAGTTCCTGTTTTAGGTGAAGCTACGTTGATTGTAAAAATTTCAATTCAGTTCAAAGACGGCTATGAGTACACTAATTCAGTAATTCGAAAACCTTATACTTTTAAGGCTAGTGATGGAGGGGATAAACTTCCAAACCCTGGACGACCTACTCGTCAAGTTCGCATGGAATTACGAGCAGCTAGTCAACTGAACGGCTATTTTCGTATTGAGGAAAAGAGTTCCGGACAGTTCGTAGAGTTCGGTACTAACTCGGTACTTATGGAAGCTGGTTCGATAATCATGTTGAACTTAGGAACTTTTGAACTAATTAAAATTAGCGCAAGTCAACAAGCTACAAATATCTTTAGGTACATTAAACGAGGCGCATTCTTCAAAGTACCTACGGGTGAAGCTACTATCCAAATTCAGTACCGTGCTACTGATACTGCCGCATGGACAACGAATTTACCTGTCACGGTAGAGATGTTCCTAAATCCATCGTACTATTAGAAAGGAGATTTCATGTTAGATAATGGTCTACTAATGAGTCCACTTCCGGACGATATTGTTTACATTTATGATCAAAACTACAATCTACTCGGAGCAAGCGCAGAAATCTTCAGTAAGATGTACGAAGACGAAATCGTAACCCGTGCGCGAGGTAAGGAAGTATTTACTTTTGAAAGCATTGAAACTTCTTCAATTTATCAACATCTAAAAGTCGAAAATATTGTTAACTTTGGAGGTAGATGGTTCCGTATTAAGTACGCTCAGGACGTTGAAGATACTAAGGGTCTTACTAAATTTACATGCTACGCCCTATGGTACGAACTCGCTGAAGGACTTCCAAGACCTTTGAAGCATGTAGCAACTACTGTCGGCGTCGTAGCTCAGGACATTGTCAAGGACGCAGGTAAGTGGGTCAAGGTAGTATGCCCACCTGACGGAGCTAATAAGCAGGTTCGAAGTATTACGGCTAAAGAGAACTCAATGCTATGGCACTTACGCTATTTAGCAAAGCAATACAATTTAGAGATCACGTTCGGATATGAGGAACTATTGGAGCAAGAAGTTCGAATAGTTCGAACTGTCGTATTCTTACAACCTTACACGGAGTCCAAAGTAGACTTCCCATTAGTGGTTGAAGAGAATTTGAAGTACGTGACTAGGCAGGAAGATTCTCGTAACCTTTGTACCGCTTACAAGTTGACAGGTAAGAAGGAAGAGGGAAGTCAGGAACCTTTAACGTTCGCTTCCATTAACAATGGAAGTGAGTACCTAATTGACGTTTCATGGTTCACTGCTCGTCATATGCGACCTCGTTACATTGCGAAGTCTAAAAGTGACGAACGCTTCCGAATTAAAGAAAATCTAATGAGCGCAGCAAGGGCTTATTTAGACATTTACTGTCGACCACTTATTGGATATGAGGCTTCCGCGGTCTTGTATAATAAGATCCCTGACCTACATCATACTCAATTGATTGTAGATGATCATTATAACGTTATTGAGTGGCGCAAAATTTCTTCCCGGAAAATTGACTACGATGACCTATCTCAGTCTGTTCTAACTTTCCAGGATCCAAGACGGGATTTAATGGACCTATTGAACGAGGACGGCGAAGGTGTTTTAGCAGGAGAAACGGAGTCCGAATCTCACGTCGTTATTAGGTACGCAGACGATATTCTAGGTACTAACTTTAATGCAGAATCCGGGAAATATATCGGGGTACTTAACACTAATAAAAAGTCGAGCGAATTAGTTCCAGACGACTTCACTTGGATTAAGTTACAAGGTCCAGAAGGACCTCAAGGTCCGCAAGGTACTCCAGGACGTGACGGAGTGGATGGAGTAGCAGGAAAGAGCGGAGTAGGTATAGCAGATACCTCTATTACCTACGCCGTGTCCGTTTCCGGAACACAAGAACCTGAAAGTGGTTGGAGTGAGCAAGTTCCTGAACTAATTAAGGGTCGATTCTTGTGGACGAAGACATTTTGGCGTTACACGGATGGAGCTCATGAAACTGGTTACTCCGTGACTTATATTGGACAAGACGGGAACACAGGTAAAGATGGTATTGCAGGTAAGGACGGAGTGGGTATAGCTGCGACGGAAATTATGTACGCAGGCTCCGACTCGGCTACCGTTGCCCCTGCTGGAGGATGGTCTACGCAAGTACCGGAAGTTCCTAATGGACATTATCTTTGGACTCGCACTAGATGGAAGTATACAGACCAAACAGACGAAATTGGCTATTCTGTATCCCGTATGGGAGAGCAAGGTCCTAAGGGAGATGCCGGTCCTCAAGGTTTACCGGGTCTACAAGGTCCGCAAGGTCTACAAGGTATTCCCGGTTCACCTGGAGTGGACGGACGTTCGCAGTATACTCATATAGCGTTCTCTGACAGTCCAAACGGTGAAGGGTTTAGTCACACAGATCAAGGTCGTGCTTATATTGGACAATATCAGGACTTTAATCCAGAACACTCAAAAGACCCTGCAGCTTATCGCTGGACTAAGTGGAAAGGTACTGACGGAGCGCAAGGAGTACCTGGAAAGCCTGGCGAGGACGGTAAGACGTCTTATTTTCACGTAGCTTATTCATCTAGCGCAGACGGAGTTCGTGACTTTAGTTTAGAAGACAACAACCAACAGTATATGGGATATTATACTGACTTTGAACCTAATGATAGTCGTGACAGTTCCAGATATAGATGGTTCGACCGTCTTGCTAACGTTCAAGTAGGGGGTCGAAACTATATTAGAAACGCTGACTTCTCGAACGACTTAGATAGATGGACTATTTCCAAGGATCCTGCCTTAGGTTATAACTTTAGAGACTCTTTATCTGTTAAGGGTATTCATGGAGTCTACCTCCATAGTATAGGTCAGGCTCTTGTTCCAAAATGGAGAGGACTTCAGCAGAAGTTTACCCTAAAGGGATCGGCAGGGAAGCCCTTAACCCTATCCGCTTATCTAGCAAAAGGTAGGGAACCGCAAGATGCTCATTTTGGACTACATTTCCTCTCAAAAGGAAACATCGTTGCTCAAAGATGGCTAGATATACCTAAGTCTAAAATACTTGACAATTATACAAGATTTTCCCTTTTAGCTATCCCTAACGTAGATTTTGACGAAGTGAACGTGATGATTTATGTAGGATACGATCAAATCGCCGATCTATATGTAGCAAATG